AAAGTCAAAGTTGAGAGTGTCAGCGAGCGTCGGAAGTTCCAGAGGTCTTTACGGAAATAGAATGGGTGTGGGGGATTGGGTGGTGTGCCCGCACATCGCGGCACACCTTTTCATAAGGGCTGCCCTTGGCAAAGCGGATGCCCTTCATCATTAGTTCCCCACAGTGCTTGAGCCTGCTGATTTCAAAGTCCAGCCTTTTGTTGGCCAGCAGCTGTTGTTGCAGTGCGAGCTGAGTGTCAACTGCCTCTTTGCAGCGGCGCTGTAAGCCTTGATCAAGCGGGATGGTGGCTTGGATTGACAAGCCCACATTCCAGTTGTGGTTATCTTTCTGCCCTGTGCGCGTGTCTTTAAAGAACAGCACATCACCTGGGTTGTCTAGGCGGCCGTCATCGTCCAGGTCGCTGAGGTCATAGACCGGGTCTGGGTAGCTGTATTCATACGGCAGCCCCCATGATTTGGTGCGGTTGAGGTATGGCGTGACAGTCAGCGTTGGACCTTGGCACTGAATGTTGCCGCCGTAGGTATTGGTAATTGCTGAGCCTTGCAAGATCTGCACAGCTGAGTTTTGCACTGACCCTGAGCTTGTCGCTGTTGGCGCTGCTGTTGCAGATATGCCGCCGATGTCGTTCGCTCTAACAGGCGCGCAAAGGATTACTCCGAGAATGAGGAAACCGTATCTGTGACGCTTGTGATTTCTGTGACCCGTTGAATGGTTGTCTTGTTTGACAAGCCAGGCCCGTGCAATGTTTCGACGAACTGGAACGCTTCGCCAGGTTTGACGATTGACCAGTTGGGTCGCTCTCCTAATGAGGTCCATGCGTTGACCGTTGTGCTGGAGACAGGGTTAATTGGGCCATCAGGCTTGATATTGACGCCACTCGCCGAATATTCAAAGCCTGTTGAGTAATTTTCACTGACGATGGTTTCGGTGACCTTGCTGGTTGTTTCTGTATGGCTGGTCATAGTTCCTTGAGCGAAGTTAGGAACCACGGGAACTGCATGTGCTGCTGGAGCAGATAACAACAGCAGCAAAAGCCAGCGCATCAGTCAACTTCGATGCTGAGAACCACTTGACCTGTCGCCGTAGTACCGCTTCCACCCGCCGTGATCGTCATTGCCCCGTCTGAGGCAATCGTGCCAGCCAGGCTGCCAGCGACACCGCCTGAAGTTGTTGTTGTGTTGCCGAGCATTGGAAGGCTGGTGACAACACCGCTGCTTACTGAGGTGTCTGACGGCGTGGCATCACCTTCGATGTATGACTCGCTGTAGCTGAAGGCGTCACCCGCTGTTGTGATGCTGTAGGCACCTGGCGTATAACCCACAGCAGAGCCAGCAGTGAGAGTCCCGAGGACAGGAGCAGTATCCAGAGTGACGTTGCTACCGCTGACAGCAAGAGTGCTGCCAATTCTTGAAGCCTGTGATGCTGCCCCATCGACTTGGAGTTGCACAGAGGACTGAATCTTGTGGGTGATGTCTGCCTTAGCAGGCAAAGCAGCTGCCAAAGTGATCCCCAATACCAAAAGTGCGCGGGTCATTTGATGCCAGCTTTGGTGTCTTTGTTGTCAACGATAACGCTCTTCTCTTCTTTCTTCTTTTGACCGTTACGGCCTACAGAGAGGCCGTAGCTGGCTGCAGTAGAGGAAAGCAGCGAAGCCGAAAAAGTCACGTCGATTGACTGCTTGAAAATGCCTAGGTAGTTGGCGGTGATCACACCCATGGCCCAGATCATGATGGTCAGCCTGACAAAATCGCCAAGCCAACCAGTGCTGTGATCCTCTTGCTCCTCGGTTTTCGTCTGCTGAGTTTCTGCCATAGCGCAACAGAGCTACGCTTTAAGGGTAACTAGGCCAGGCCAATGCTTCTAATCCTCAAGCCTGTGTTGATGACCATGTGGAAATCACGGGCCTTCAAAGAACTGATTGTCGCGATGTGCGAGAAGGTGGTTTCACGCACGGATAACGATTTAGACGATCTGGCTGTCAAGCACCTGCGTGACCTGCTGCTGCCTGACACAAGGATTGAAAAATAGACCTTGTCCGGCATCATCCAAGTGACCCTGCTGGTCATCGCCATGGCGCTCGCGTTGCTGCCGTTTTTTGAGTGGTACAAGCCAGGAGTGCCGCATCGCATGGCTGCCATTAAGCAGCTGGAGGAGGCGATTGACCCTGAGTTGTTGTCAGAAGATGCTGAGTGGTTTCAGGCTTGGAAGGCCAGCGGCATTGATCAGGAGGTGTTCTTGCCTCGCTACTTCAAACAACTTGACCTGCCTGGCGGTGAACGCAAGTGCTTCACCTCGTCCGCCGCGATGGTTGCATATTTTTTCCGCCGTGTAGCCAACCAAGAGGCTTATGAAGCCGTGAGGGAACAATATGGCGACACCACTTCTGTGTTCGCTCACGTCAAAGCACTGACCAGTCTTGGCCTGCAGGCTCGCTTTGTGGACAACGCTGATGCAGAAGACGTGATGGAGGCGATTGACGCTGGCATCCCTGTGATGGTCGGCTGGTATCACCGAGGCAACATGCTGCGCGGTGAACCGCCGATCTGCGGCTCTGATACCTGCGGCCATTGGTCTGTCATCCACGGCTACAGCGGCCGATACAGCAACGACCCGAGCTGGCTGATGAGCGATCCGCTAGGGCTGCCAGATATTGAGAGGGGCACCCACAACCCTGCACTATCTGGCTATCGCGTCAGCGTGCGGCAGGCTGCGTTTCATCAACGCTGGCAAGCCAATGGCCCCAGGTCTGGCTGGGCGATATTTGCGGAGGCAAACTAGGTTGCACTTTTGAAAATCAGCGAATGACGGTTCTGTGTGACTGGGAGATCAGAGCCCGTTGCGGTAAAGGCGGAATGATTGCCCCGTTTGACTCAGAGCTTCTAAATCCAGCGAGCTTGGATGTGCGGTTGGGCTTGCATCTGATGGTTGAGAACATCTGCGACCCTGAGCTGCTGCGGATCGACATTTCAGGCAGAACAAAGGAAGACCCGTTCCTGCTGGAGCCCGGTGAATTTTGCTTGGCTGAAACAGTTGAGCTGTTCAACATCCCTGATGACATAAGCGCGCAGTTTGCCCTTAAGTCGAGCCGAGCCAGGGAGGGCTACAACCATTGCCTTGCAGGCTGGATAGACAACGGGTATTCAGGCCGTCTAACCCTGGAGTTAAAGAACGAGCGACTGCATCACCCGCTTCCGCTGTATCCCGGCCTGAAGATTGGCCAGATCATCTTTTTCAAGATGACGCCACCACTGCGCAGCTATCGCGAAACAGGCCACTACAACAACCACTTGACAGTGATGCCTTCTGTGGCATGACTTGATAAGAATCTTCAAGGCGATGGGCTGGGCTGACTGGATGGTCATCACTCAAAGCCTTGAAGAAGAGCTGGAGGTTGAACGCAGCGTCAGGGAGGTTCACGCCTGCACTGACGAGGAAGCGTTAAAGGAGCTTTGCGCTGGCCTCGTCCGGCAGAGCTGGCATCAGCAGAAGCTCTTGGCGCAAGCCTGCACCAGGATTGGTGAACTTGACGCCAAGCTGGCCTGCTGGGATTAGCCGTGCTTGCCGGTCACCCTTGACCTGTAGAGCCTGACGCACGATTCATAGTGCCAGTTGGCTTGCCAGTCATGCTTGAAATAACGAGTCATCCCGCCGTGACTCACCTCCCAGAGCATCAGCCCGTCTTTGTTGACCTGCTTGATGGTTGGCTTCATAAAAAAGGAGCGCGGCGGCGCTCCTAGTCTCTCGTTCCTCACAAGCTTAGAAGTCAATCGCGGGCTTGGCCGCTGCAGGCTTGTCTTGGGGAACGTAAGGAGAAGACAGCTTGCCTGACAGGTAAGGGTCACCTTTCTTGGTCTCACGCTGCCAGCCAGCAAGGCGGATCTTGACCACCTCGTCATCTTTCCAGTTGAGCACGCGCTCAGCTGTCTGCAGGTAAGCAATCAAGGCGTTGACTTCCTCCGCCGGAACCTCAAGGTTTCCGGTGATGTCAGGGCTCTTCTCGCTTTTCTTGTTCTCCTCTTTGACGGTGAACTGAGCAAAGTTAATGCTGAAGTCAGACATTGTTGAAGAACTTAGAAATGATGGTTTGCAGTGCAGAGTTCACAACGCCATGGTGACGTTGCTCTGCGTAGTGGCGCAGTTGAGCAGCTAACTGCTTGTCCAACCGCACCTGAAAATGACGGTTGCGGCGTTCGTCGTCTGCTCTGGCGCGTTGCTCGCGCTTTTTATCTTCGTCAGGCATTTTGTTGAATCCAAGCCTGATGCTTGCGGCTAGTGATTGCAGACGAGACCTTAGCGTTGTCGCCTAGCTTGAAAGCAAAGCGGAACGACTTACAGAAGTTCTCCTTTTTGCCTGCATCCATCTCGCTAATCAAACCCAGGAGCAAGTTGCGCTCCTCTGTTGTCAGCGGCTGATCGTCTTTAGCAACACCCTCAACCGCCGGCCCCTTTTTTGGCGTTTGCTGGGTTTGCAGCTTTGCTGCAGGCTTTGCAACTGCATCTGAATCTGCATCATTATCGACGATGCCAACACAGAGGCCAAGGACAGACAGAAGCCCATAGCGTCGGGAGTAGGTGACAGCCTTGCCCCACTCCTGTGTGCCATTTTTGCCACTGTTGATTGATAGCGGTGTGACGGCAGAGAGATGCTCTCCGCTGGTGTGCATCAAGGTGGTTCTAAGGCCAGGCTGGCCGTTGATGTCTTCTGGCAGTTGTGACACCACAAGACCGCTGGCTCTTAACGCTGGGCCAATGTTTGAGAGCACCCCAGGCAGGTTGGCAAAACCGCCGTGGTAGCTCTCAGCGTTGTCATGAATCGTGGGCACTGCCTCGTGAAATTTGATCAGCGCGGCTGCCAAATTACTCAAGGGCTGTGACGGTGATGATGGCACCGAGGAAGTCATCTGTTGCGTACCTTTTGATTGCGTGAATTGAAACGATGCTGGCATCATTGACCAGCAACACTTGGGCAACGGCCTCTCCAAGACTGTCCCCGATTGCGCGGGTTAGTTTGTCGAGATCCGGAGTTTTTGTGTGATGCTCAGGCGCAGAAGCTTTGAGCTTACCGGCGTTACCGCCAGTGCCAAAATGAGACTTTGGGCGAGGGAAAACGAACTCACAGCGCAGTGAAACTGCAGCTGACTTGTTCCAGTCGTCTGGCCTTGCTCGATGTGCTGCAGATGCAACATCAGTGCGCCAACTGCCAAGGGCTTCTCGGTTGTTGGCAACAACTCGACTGCCATAGGCTTTCACGGAACCTTGAGGCACAGGAGTGCCAAGAACGCGGAAGGTGAAACTACTTGGCATCTTGTTTTTTCAAGGCGTTGTAGAAAGCTCTTTCTAGGGCAGTAAGGCGTGGGTTTTTCTCATTAAGAGCTGCTTTGGCTCTCGCCTTAGCCGCGGCGATGTTTTCGTGCGGCGTGTAGCTCCAATAGATCCCCCGGCCCATTACTTCAGTTTTTCGCAGGCAGGTTGCCAGCCCTGCTCACAGTGTGCCCGCTGTTGAGCGTCCAAAGTGTCAACAAGACTGATCCACAGAGCACCGCCAAACAAGACGCAGAAAACTGCAACAACGATGGTGTTGGTCTTGGGGCTGCGGTGTTCCGGGTCATAGAAGCCGGGACTGCGATAGTTGATGTCTTTGCGGTTCATGAGCGAACGAGATAAAGGGCTCATGCGCAGCAGTATGCCGTGCCTGGTATGCCACGTCAACCAGTGCGCAACAAATTGGTGCGGCTGCGGGGAGGTTGCCCTCCCCAGCCGAGCTAAGCAGAGGTCTGTGAATCCTTGAGGGACTTGAGGCCCCTGTAATAAATTTCACGCAAGAAATCGACCTTCTTTTTGTAGTTGGAAGCTTCATACAGCTCTTGAAGCTGCTCAACCTCCTCGTAGGGAAGCCTGAAGGCAACCTGCCTGAGGGCGCTTTTTGGGTCAAACTTTTTCATTTAACAAGCTCCGAGAAGTCTTCAAATGGGTTTGACCGAAGGGGAGCAATCTTGCGAACAGGCTCCTCAATGGCGTGCTTGTAAGCAACGCTGCTAAGGAGTCTATAAGCCTTCATCCCTACATTCCGATGCCCTTTTGCGAGCTGCGTTAATCGAAACTCTCTGTAGCGCACAGTTGCAACATCACCAGGCTGGCGTGTGTTGTCGCGGCGGACTCCGTGCTGCAGCAGGTTGATGAAATCAGCAACAGCGGCATCATCGTCAACAAATTCTGCAAACGCCGTGATTGCAGCAATCTCAGCAGACGTAAATTCCTTGCCCTTGATGCAGCCCTCAATGAAGCTGATTTTTTGCTTCAACTGCGTGTGAAGCCGTTTGATGCGATTGCGGTGAAGTTCGTGATCAACTTCAATCGCTCCAGCTTGCTGCCAAGGCGTGAGCAAAAACCTGCAGACAGCGGCATGGGTTTGATTGATCTCATAACCGCCGATGGTCATGATCTCGTGCAGCTGTCGCTTTTTGCCAATATCACAAGCCTCTTTGCTGCCGGCAGGGAAGTTGTTAGCGACAAGGAAGGGCTGAGCCATGCCTGACTCAATGACGGCCATCAGCCGATGTTGGCCGTTGATCAAAACACCATCAACATCAAACGCGATGGCGTCTGAGCAAAGTTTCCAAGCGTTGGCGCGCATGATTTGCGTCCAGCGTTTTACTGCTGCTTTTGACGGCTTGCGGTTGGCCGTGTTGGAGCGGAGCCATTGAGCCGCCATCTCTGGCGTGACGTACTTGACCTGGGCCTGAACTAGATCGAGATCCATGGGAACGAGAAAACAAAAGCACTGCTAGCAGATGCAGCAGCGCTTAGACCATAAGCAGTGCTGCAAGTGCTGTCAATGATGCAACTGCATCACTTGGCCTTTTTCTTGCGACCCTTGGCCGGCCTCGCCTTCCTCGCCGCCTTTTGCCTTGACCGGTCTGCGGCCGCCTCAACCGCTTGCTGGCGACCGGGCGGCTCAGTCACGCCGCCTTGTTTCAAGATTCTCGTCCAGTCCACCAGCCCTCGCATTTGCCCTTAGTATCTGGCTTCTTCACCCTGAAACGGGCGAAGGACAAGTGACCTGCAGCGGATCAGGTGCGAGGGGCGTAAGGCGCGCGAGCCTGTCCTAGTCCGCAACCATTAAAAATCAGCGGCAGGTTGCAGGGCTTGGAATTTGCCCCAGCACTCCTCCCAGGCAGGGATGCAGTCATCTTCAGGGCTGTGCCGGCGCACCCTGCACTTGTCAGGTCCGCTGATCACGGTGACGCACTCAGTGATCCGATCTTTTGGATGCCATTGCTGCCACATCCGGGCATAGGCCCCGAGCTGGGCAAGAGGTGACTTGCGGCTCGACACCGCTTTCTTGCTGCTGACCGTCTTGAGGTCGCCAAGGATCACAAAGGTCGGATCATCCTTGTGGCGGATCACGAAATCACAAGAGCCGCAGACCGACCGATAACGGTCAACCAGCAGATACTCCGTCGCGACGGTCTCGATGCCCTTGAACAGAGGATCGCTCAGCAGCGGCTCAATCCACGGATCCCAGCGGTCCTCATGCACAGAAGGCTGATTCTCAAGGTGAGCCTGCAACACGCGATGCAACACCCTGCCGCGCAGCTCCCAGCCGTCAGGGCCGTGCCTGTGTTTCTCCATGGCGTCCTTCGCGAAGGGCGACATGTCATGGCTGACAACTTCTGAAACATTGTGCAGAACCCAGTCACCGCGCCACATGTAGCGGTGTGCGTCCTTGAAAAACACCAGATCTGGTATGGGGTCGAGCACAAAAAGGCTTGCAGAACCGGCTCACTATGGGCATACTCTGCCGGCAACGCAACCCCAAAACGTGCCCGAAGTTGAACCGATCACGAACACTCGCGTTCTGATCGACCCGCGCGTCATCGCAGAAATTGACCGCAAAAAGCCCATCGGCGTTAGCCGCACTGGCTGGGTCAACCTGCTGCTCCAGAGAGCCATCGCATCAGAGCCTGAGCCGCTTGCGCGTGACTAATCCTGAAGCTGAGGAGCGTGCATTTGACTTGCTCCAATGGAACCCTTACTCACTCCCCGCTGAATACAACGACGAGTCAGCCTTGTTGGGCCTATACAGCAAATTGCAGAAAGAGCGATCTGATCGCGCCCTGGACGCTTGGGATGAAC